GCGGGAGTAGACAGTGCCTGAACGGAACACTGTAGGTCCATGCAGAAGAGTCAGAAAGTTTTCCCCGGTTAAAACACCACTCTTATAAAGGGCGATATTCGCCCGCCCCATTAATTTAGGTGTTAAAACGCCATGCTTAAAATCATAGATAGGTGCATTAAGTTCTGCCATTTTGCCCCGTATATAAACCCGTTGTAGAAGAGCCACCATAAACCCGACGCCCATTGAGCATCTTGCTCTGTCTAAACGCTACCGGGGGGTTAGCCTTCCCATTCTTAGCCCTAGCATTTACCTCTGCTGTTTTCCTACCTTGCGTGATGCGAGTGTTTAAATTCACATTACCTGTAAGTTTAAAGACAACTTTCTCTGCCAAAGCAAAGGCCAAGAACATTTTAAAAGAAGGACTGAATTTCACAGTCTGTTGCAAATTATATGTATACCCTATGTCTAGGGAAGCCGCCCCACTATTATCCATATAAATGCAGCCATTCTCTATCTGATAGTTCCACTGTGATAGAGGATAGTCCCAATATTTAATAAAGTTTAAAGATAGATAATCGCTGGGGAGGACATACGCGTCATCAAATCCAAACGTAGGATCGGTGGCGCTAAGAGGAATAGAGTCCCTCTTACAAGCAAAATTCCAGGGGAACCCTTCTAAGCATTCCTGGCGTACATCGTCATACCATCTATTGAGTATAACCGCCGACTTATCGTCCCCAGGTATTTCAACATCGTTAATGTTTTCCGTCTTCATTATGTCCAAAGCAAGATTAACGATGTCAGTTTTTGAATTAGATACAGACATATCAACTCCTTTTTAAGGGGAGAAGCAGGGGTTTTTACACCCCTGCCCAACATGACATCAGACATTCTCCCTTGGATCGTTTATGCGTATTCGCGTCGAACAAGATACAGTTTAACACAGACAGTGCCTGTGGCAGCCGCATCTTTATTGATCGTAAGACCAAGAACATATGTCTGTCTTTCGCTAGACACATCACTTGCCAGAGTATACATTGCTGCATCCTGGTTTGCTATTGTGACAGCAGAAATCGGACTTAGACCCGAACCCGGTGCCAAAGCACTAGTAAGGTCTCCACCATCAACGAGCGCGTCCACATCTATAACCGTACCGCCATTTTCTGCATTTTCATACAGACCCAGATCTACATCATCAAGACCGGTAAGAGCATCACAAGTGATCTCTCCACCAACCGCAACGTAGTTCGAGGGAACCTCTGCTATACGATATATAGACGCAGTGGTATCGCCATTTGTAATCGCAGCTTTCGCAACGAGAATCAAACTGTCGGCACCAGTAGCCACAATCGCGTCCTGTGGTATGTTTGCTGAACTTTTTTTATAGGTTGTTTTATCGACTACAGCCATTTTATTTCCTCCTGTTTTAGGTTAGTACATTACACCAAAAAGTACGTTACAACTACTGTTATGCTCGTACCACCGGTTGCCGCTGCACCAGTTTTAGTAATCTTCAAGGCTTCGCTGACAGTAAGACCTTCAGCCATACCCACACCCAGGATAACCTTTGCGTGGTCTATGTCCTTTGTAATCACTACATCATTGTCCAACTGACTTTGCAGTATTGAACAAACATTAACTGTAGCACTTGCGTCCTCAAGTTCCAACGAAGTCAAACCGGCAAAATTACCGTTGCAAACCAACACGAAATCGGTTACAACGATCTGCTGCCCCGGCGAAGCCGCGACAATAGTCTTCCCTGCATTCAACTCTGCCAACGAAACGCTGACCTGCGCACTAGCTGCGTTACCAACTGCTGCCGTACCTTGAGGTCCAGTTGGCCCAGTTGGTCCAGTGGCGCCTGTTGCTCCAGTTCCTCCAGTTGGTCCGGTTGGTCCGGTTACAGTCGAAGCTGTACCCTGGAGTCCAGTCGCACCAGTTGGTCCAGTGGGACCTATATTACCCTGGTTTCCTTGTGGCCCAGTTGGTCCAGTTGGTCCGGTTGGTCCAGTCTGTGCCGTACCCGCAGTTCCCTGGGGTCCAGTTGGTCCAGTTGGTCCAGTTACAGTTGAAGCTGTACCTTGAGTTCCCTGGGGTCCAGTTGGTCCAGTCGGTCCAGTTGGCCCAGTTGGCCCAGTTACAGTTGAAGCTGTACCTTGAGTTCCCTGGGGTCCAGTTGGTCCGGTCGGTCCGGTTGGTCCAGTCGGTCCAGTTACAGTTGAAGCTGTACCTTGGATACCCTGCGTACCTTGTGGTCCGGTTGGCCCGGTAGGTCCAGTTGGTCCAGTTGCCCCGGTTACCCCCGCACTACCGCCACCTAAAATATCAGAAAGAGGACGCGTTACTGGATCGCCCTGTCCTGTCTGTTTAAGTAGTATATACCTATCGGTAGCAACCGCCGCAGTACCACCGGCCGCAAGTTCACTGGTCTTTTTCCATGTTAGATCATACTTGCCGTCGCTCATTTTAATCTCCTCGGTTTATATTTAAAGAAAAGGGTAGGGGGACACACGCCCCCTACCCATTATCTATTAATAGAATACAGCCGGATCTTTAACAGTGGTCTGAAACTTGATGACATTGTTACCATTTGTTCGCACCGCACCGGCGGTGAGGGTTAGTCTCAAACGCACTGTTGAAATCTTCGTCTCTGAAAGAGGTATGATCTCAAAGTTAATCCCATCAGAAGCCATACCATAAACGAGAGCGCCATTCGCCAAAGCGAGACAATCTCTTACAGCCGCGGCTTCGTTCAGCATCTTGCCAGTAGCAGACTGCGCACCAAAGGTGACGTTCTGCATACCAAGCTGTCTGCCAAAACCGGATTCATTCGGCATACCCATCGCATTTGACGGATAGATGGACTGGAACTGCCACGATGTAAGCTGTGTGATCCCACCCATGTCATACTGTTCATCTTCCGAAATAACAAACTTGACATTGTTCATGCCGTTCGGAGATACAACTTCTGTGCCTGTGAATCTGTGATTGATTTTTCTTAGGAGATCTATCGTGATACCACCAGTTGCATCCAATGTAATACCACCATCGTTTGCAAACGTAAGATCGGAAGTACCATATTCGCCATACTGCACCGTAGCAACTGAAGCATCGATACCTACCTTATCAAGAAAACGATATGAAGCGTTCATCATTTCCTGTGTGATAAGCGCAGAAGGATTCGAGGAAGTTGTCTTCCTGAACCAATGCTCATCGTAATCAACTTCGATGATCATTCTATCTGTGTCGAGTTTTCTACGGAAGTAGTTAGCTGCAACGCCTTCTGAACTGGCGTTGTATGAATTGTCTATCCTGTAATCAACAGGAGCAATCCCGTCGATATACATTTGTTTACCCTCTACAGTAACTTCTGCGAAGCCACCGAAGAGTCTTGTTTCTGTCTGCTGTGGAATCTTTAAGAGATTACCTAGATAATCATCTTTAAGGACTGTTTCCACACCTGCATAATCTGCTCTAGCCATCTTGTTCCTCCTTAGTAGGGTTTCTGTCAATAAATATTTTACGTCTATTAACGATACCCGGTATTTAAGTCGGACGGCTAGGCCGATCCCCGCTCTTTCACGGACGTTATTATTTACCTAAAATATACACTACAAATAACCATTTGTCAAATTTATTACTTAAATAAATCTATGCCCTGTTCTGAAGCCTTCCCACCAATCTTAATTATCTGGGTATTTAGGTTAGCCAACTGAATCTTCTTTATGTGGTCAGGCATATTCTTGTCGTTCTTTATCTGGAGTTTCTTGTTGGATAAAGCCTGGAAATCAGACTTTAAATCCCCAGTCATCCCTGGAGTATGCCCTGGCCTTGATTGGATCCTATTCTCCCCAGTGTACTTGTCGTGGATATTCTTGCTGAACACGATCAAGGGCATAAGTTCCTCGTTACTCATATGCTCGATCTTATCAGCTAAATACGCCTTATCACCTAAAGATTCTCGCATTGTGGCCTTGAACGCTTCCATTGCCCCAACTTTATCTTCACCTAACACCTCGTCAGCCAAGGTCTGAAAGTCCAAATTCCTCTTGGCTGCCTGCTCAATGGTAGGCTTATTCATCTCATAAATCAAGGCTTCATACTGATTTACAATCTTTTCACCAGTTTTCTTAGGGATCCCATTATCATAAAAAATCTTCTTCATACTCTTATCGAGATCTGGGTTCCTATCAACTACCTGAAGTTCCTCTATACTCTGGAACTCATATCCATCCGGAGTCTCAGGTCTTCCCATACGAGTATAGAAAGCATTGAGTTCTTCTGCTGTTGCGCTATCTGAAGGAAGGGTTATCTTGTCCTTTCCTATAAGTTTCTGCGCACCTGCCATCTTATCGAAGAGATCATCCATATCCTTAATCTCTCTTGCCCATGCTTCGTTCTTATACTTCTCCGGGACCTCGATTGTTCTCTTCTCTAATCGTGTGTCCTTGATAGTTGGGCCAGTTGCTCCAGTTCCCGCAGTACCTTGAGAACCTCCAGTACCTCCTGCACCTGTTGCTCCTCCACCTGTTCCTCCTGCTCCTGTTGTCATGTTGTTCCTCCTTTATTCTTCCCAGTTATGTCTTTCTATTTGCATAATAGTTTCTGATTTCATTGCGTAACGTAACGCTTCGTATACGCCTTTCGCTCCAAGGGTTAAGAGGGTGTCTTCTATATCTACCACTCCCTCTTTATCTCTACGAACCTGTCCCATATCCCCGCCGGTTAGAAGATAGATATACTTCAACACCCTTAAACCACTAGGTGTGGAAGCTACCTCTTCCATTGCCTTTCGCATCTCGGAGATCTTCTTCTCGTACTCTTCTCTCTGCTCCTTCTGCTTTTCAAGGATACTCTCCTTACTGAATGTCTTTTTCTCCTCTGTCATGTTTACATTCCTCCTGGTTGTACTCCTGATTCTTGCATATTACGCACAGCACCACTGCGGGCTGCGTCTGCTTGAGCATTAGCCTGATTCGCGGCTGCTGCTTTAGCTTGTATCTCTACTTGTGCCATCTGCATCTGAACCTCGGCTCTGTTCTTTCTTATGGCCTCTCTTGCTTCTTGGGTACGAACTACGATTGAATCCGTAGCGGTAAGAGCCTTTAACTTCATTGCTGTACCATCAGGATCGATGACATCAACAAACTCAGGACTGATAGCCCCAGCTTCACCCATTACTGATATAAACTTCAAGGTACTCTGAAGTTCTTCGTTATTCATAATCCTAGCTGCGGGGGATATAAACTGTATATCATACCAATCAATCCCGTTAATCATAGCCGTTAGAACCGCTTCGGGAATCTTGAAAGGAGTATGCCCATTCTGTAAGAGCGCAACTACTTTTGGGTCATTCTCGTTGTCAGGATCCTCAACTCCTAGAAGCCCCATACCAAAAAGGATATCTATCGATCTGGTAAGTACCTCAGTTAAGAAAACCATCTGCTGTGTGAATATGGGGGAGAGGGCATCACTTCTAATCTGCTCTCTCATCAATGCTTCACCCAGGGTCATCCTCTGCTTGGTCTGAAGATCATAGAGTTTATCGAGAAGGAAATAAGACGCGACCTCTACCTGTAATTCCTTTCTCCACTCGTACATAACCCTTAAATCTCCAATCTCAAATAGTGGAAAGATTGGCTTTTCAGTCGGAACTGTTCCTGCAACATTGAATACATTCAAGGCTCCAGCCGAAAGA